ATGGCGACAATTACAAAACGTGAATCAGGCAAGTGGCAAGCCAAAATCCGCATCGGCGGAAACATCCGATCTGCAACATTCAGAACCAAAGGCGAAGCCACCAGCTGGGCCAACTCTCTCGAAAACGAAATCTCCGCAGTACGAGCTGGCAATACGCCGAACCGCACAGTCGGGGAAATGCTCGAAAAATACATTATAGAAGAACTACCGAAGAAACGCGGCGAACGCCAGGACACGCTACGCATGCGCCGCATTCAGCGCGACCATTTATTAGCTGACATATCTTTACGCGACATCCAACCATCCGACATCGCAGAATGGCGTGACCGTCGCCTGGATAAAGTCTCATCGGCCAGCGTTTTGCGTGAACTCTCAACCCTATCTCACTCATTCACCGTCGCAATGAAAGAATGGGGCTGGATCCGGCTCAACCCATGCCACGCCATCAACAAACCAGATACTGCACCACCCCGAACCCGCCGCTACACCCAAGACGAAATCGATCGACTACTACTGGCCTGCGGCTATGATCACAACGAAAAACCACTCACAATACAATCTCGCGTCGGATCCGCACTGCTATTTGCATTTGAAACCGGCATGCGAGCCGGCGAGATCGTCGGCATCAAACCCGAGCACATCGACATCGAGCGCCGCATTGTTCACCTACCCAAAACAAAAAACGGCCACCCGCGCGATGTACCACTTAGCCGCGAAGCCATCCGCCTACTTGAGCAACTGGATGGTATCGCAGCCCCAGGCAAGCCCGTATTCGCCATATCATCCGGATCACTCGATGCGCTTTTTCGCAAAGCCCGCGAGCGTGCAATGATCGAAGGCGTGCGTTTTCACGACAGTCGTGCGGAAGGTTTAACTCGCCTAGCAAAAAAACTATCACCGATGGAGCTGGCAAAAGTAAGCGGCCACCGTGACCTGCGCATTCTACTCAACACCTATTACCGAGAGGATCCCGCCTCACTCGCCGACAAGCTAGACTAAAAAACAAGCCCGCAATCGCGGGCTTACTCTTTTTTACAGATCACCTCCAGAACAGGACACCCCCGCTGGAACCCGCAAAAACACTAGCTCTGCACCTAATAAAACCCCCTCTAAATCATGGCTATATGTGTTATTGATTACTTGTGATTCACTGTCCGTACTGGCAACATCCATGATGTGACTCTTTCCCTATCTTACGAGTGACACAGAGGGGATGCGGCGGCAGCCGCATTCCCTCATTTCTAACAGCCTACGCGCAGCCAACAATTCCTTGCGCAGTCGCACTTTGTCACTATACTTGAATGTTCATCCGCGCCAAAATCGGCAAGATGAACGATCTATACCGCTCCCAGTTTCGACTACCTTGGGACCTCTACGAGGCTCTACAAGAACAAGCCACCGCCAACGAGCGCAGCCTTAACGCTGAACTTGTGCAGCGACTGCAAGACAGCCTATCCGGCCAAACCAGCAACAGCGACATTGCCGCCGAACTCAGAAAACAATCCGAGCAAATCGCCCACCTAACCCACCTTATTGAAAGCCTAAGCAAGCAATAAGAGGGTGCAATCGAAACGCAAGCAAAGCGTATAACGGCAAATATGGCGGATCAATCCCTTACCCGAAAGAAAACACGACGAAGCTGATAAGCACTTGTAATATTTGAGAAATATAAAAGCGCTTTCCGCCCGCGCACTCCCCGCACTAATCCGCCTGCGATCGCCACCAGCTTTGCCAGCCAATCAGCTCATTTCGCCATTGCTGGCAGGTTTCGTAGTTTCGGGCGATGACGCCGAGGGCGTCAGCTTTTCCAACTGGCTGGGCGGATTCATCAGGTGTGCTGGCGGCATCGTCAGGGACGGCGGCAAAGTCGTGGATCCGCACCCACTCAGCATCCAGCCGCTGATCACAAACACCACTAGCCTTAGATTCAGCCGCATTTTCAGATTGCGCATACCTCACCACCTCTTTGGTCACTGTTTTGTAAATCACCCGCGTGCGCTCGATCGCACTGGCATTGGCCACCGCAGCCACCGCTGCCGACGCCTGCTTTTTTTCGACCTTAGCCGCCGTTTTATGCTCGACTTTAAGCATTGCGGCATCCTTGCTATTACTGGCACCGACCCAACCAACCCATAGACCGAGCGAAAACACAGCAAGCAGCACCAACACACCAGCCGCCAAACGATACTTTTCAGGAATTAAATTGAACATACGTTCGCCACAAAAATAGGCGGCACAGTGGCCGCCTTGTTTATCAACGTGCAATCAGTTTGAAACGCAAAGTTATCCACACAATCTGTGCGTCATTTCACCCCGAGCACTTGCTTTGCACGATCCCAGATCGCCATGCGATCAGTCAGGCCATTGGTGCCGCCATTAATCCGCCGCGTCAGCCCAACAAAATCAGCCGCATCCGCAAACTGATTTAACCCCTTGCTACGCCAAAACCAGCCTGCCGAACGACACGCCAGGCGCGGCGTTTCCAGCTGCTCGGGATCGGCCAGCAGATCCACGCCCAAAGCCTGACCACACGCCCGATAATTATCGGTGCCGGTAATCTGGATTAGGCCGCGCCCCTTGTAGCGCTGGCCATCGCCATCGGCGGCTGGCGTATTGCCCAGACGCTTGGCCAGCGACCCAGTGTCATAGGCTTGACCACTGGCGATCTCTTCCAGCCAGGTAAGCTGGCCAGACTCATGCCCAACCTGCGCCAGAAATGCAGCCACCCGCACCGGCGTATCAATCGCAAACTCAGCCAAGGTGGCATTGATATACGGCAGAAACACCGCCGCACGCTTGCCAGCATTTGGCCAAATCTGGCGCAATTGAATTTCACTCAACTGCATATCAACCCCCATTGATTTTATTGACCTGCTTTTTCAGCCACAGCTCGACAAACTGCGCCCCCACAATCCCCAGCGCCGAGCCGATCGCCATCAAAGCCAAAGGATCGATATGCGGGATCTGGATCAGCGCCGCCCCTGCGATCGCAGTCGTGGCACTCCCCAAGATGGCGCGACCAAAACACAGCCGCACCGTCAGCGCCTCACTGGAAACGAGCAATTTGCCCAAGCCAATACACGCCCCCAACAACAGCAACCAGACAAAATATTTATCGTTTTCTTGCATTGCTACCCTCCCCAGGGCGTAAAAAAACCCGCTTTCGCGGGTGAATCAGGCAACGGCCCTCGTTTTGATAATGGATTACATCGATGCACGATCGGTATGCGCTCAGTCGGATCCCGATACAGATTGCCCAGCTTGTAGCCGATGCGGATATTCCAGCACCGACCAAACAGCGACGGCCAAGTCGCGGCAAACTCGAAGGCTCGCCGCCCTCGCACATCAACCACCCAGCGAAAATGCCAGCCAGGGCGAAACACCGGCAAGCGACCAATCTCGCCAGCGGTGCCCCACTGGCGAATCATTGGGCGATCAAACACCAAACCCAACCAGTGCGAAAACCCAGCACAAGGATTGCGCCACTGCCATAGCACATACGTCCACCAGCATGGCCGATGCGTCGCGCAAAAATTAGCATCACCATTGCAGCCATCCATGCGCGAATCCGGCGTTTGAAACCACCACAGCCAGCGCGGCAGATAGCCATCAGAACGCACAAATAGCGCAATCAGCGGGGCCAGCAGCATGGCCAGCACCGTAAACCCGAGATCTAGCAAAGCCAGCAACGGCCAAAGCACCACCAACCACATATCAAACCCCGCTTAACAATGGCAATTCGGCCAGCAATTGATCAACACCTGGCTTCTGTCGCTTGCCGGACAAAACCAAATCGAGCTGCTCATATACATACGCCCACACCAACGAGCGCCAAGCACGGAACGCCTTGCCATCCCGCTGAAACTTCGGCACGGCAGGCTCATCTGCATAAGACACCGCCGTCTTAATGTCGTCATATCCATGCTCGACAGCAACCGAATCTAAGCGTTCCTGCACCGCACGGGAGTAAACCAGCTTTTCCTGCTCAATTGTCATCGGTGGCGGGTCTACCGCCTCGGGATAACCATCTTTATTTGGCCGAATGATCTTTCCTGACAACTCAAGCTGCAGAAGGCGCTCTTTCTCGGCGGGGGTAACATCAACCGCATCATCGGGAATATCCAAATTCACTCCGACATAATAAAAGCCACCCGTTTTTGCTGAATACTTAATCTCCATACCCCCCCCCTCAATAACCAATCGCAATGTATGAATAACCGGTTGCGGTCGCTACCGCATTGGCGCAATACACCGTTGTCTGCGACAAAGTAGTGCCAGCACTACGCATCACCACTGGCGCCTCAGTCGCTGCCCCATTGTTGCAATGCCCAATAACGGTCGCCAAACGCACATTCGGGAACGTAATCGGCAATGTGGTCACATCCGTAACTGCCCCACTAGAAGCAAAGCTTTTCCCTTGGACAAAATTGACGATCAAATTCCGCTTAACACCAGACACCTTGATTGGGATCTGGAACCAGCCATTTGCCGACAAAACCCCAGTCTGATCAGAAAACGAAGGAGCAATGGCTTGGATTGCTTGCAAGAGCTGGTTATTCACCCCCTCTGTCGGCACCAAGCCACCCGCCACAATCACAGCCAGCAACTCATCCGTCACCGCATTGGCCCACGCCGCTGGATCCAGCGATGCAGGAACGCCCTGCGCCACATCGCCATCACTAAACTTGCCCGCCACCAGCCCGACCCCTGGCACTGTTTTTGGATAATCCATAATCCACCCATTAAAAAACCCGCCGAAGCGGGTGATTGATTAACCGTATTTAAAACGCACCAACGTATCCGCAGGCTTGAGCTTGTTGATCACACACTCAAGCTGGGCATCACCCCAGACTCGGTAGCGCTCACCGATCGGCGCACCCGACCGGCGCACCTTCACTTGCGCTGCAGGCAAATTCATCTGCCACAGAAACTGCCAATCCGTACCACCGTAAGGCTCACCCATACGCCGCCCAAAGCGCCGCGCCCGAAACTCGGTAATCGTGGCATTCGGATACCCCAAAGCCCGCGCCACCCCGATGTAATACGCCCTACTTTGCCCCCCCACCGAAGCCAACTTACCCGCCACCGCGGCACGGCGATCGGCCAGCGTCATCGATGACTGCACACTGCAACTATCAGGCAAGGCGCAAACCCGCTCCCAATCTGGCAGCATTTCCGTCGTTTCATTGGGCGAGGCCTCGCGCAACAGATCCTCAGCACGGGCATGCACCGTCGCAAACGAGCCAGCCAGCACCGCCAACTCTCGCGCCAGCAGCGCGCCATCATCCGCACCCCACGCAGGCCCAGGCGGCAATAGCTGGCGCAGCTGCGCAAAATAATCATCTTGTGTCAGCCGCATCATCAACTCCATGTAAAGCTACCCAGCGTAGCCATCTCGCCAGGCTGCGTCGTGATATTTGCCGTTGGCGCATTCAGCACATGATCAGACTCACCCGTGGCCTGACTGATCGCCTCGCGGATCCGGCTGATCAACACCGTTGCACCAGGCGCGGCATCGCGCAAAAACAATGCAGCTAAACTGGCCTGCACTGCCGCCTTGACCTCTGCAGTAGCTGGCGTGAGCTGAATATTAAAATTCACCGCCTTCGCCACCGGCGACAGCACCGACACCGCCGCTGTGACAGGCCGCACCAGATCAATCGCCGACTGCACCGCCGCGATCTCAGCCGGATCGGGGAAAATGGGCGCATCACCATCGCGCACAAAAAACACACCCACCGTACCCAAGCCCGACCAGTTCGGCTTAACCCATACCCGCGTCACACCTGGCACCGCCTTGGCCCACGCCACATAATCAAAATCTGCCCCGCCATGCGCGGTTTGCCCCCATGCGCTCACCACCCGCGCACGGAAACTGTCGATTTTTTCGGCATCGCTGCCATTGGCCAAACCACCCGCCGCCACCAGCGCAGCTGACTGCACACCAATCACCGGCGACACCAACACCACCCCAGTGCCCGCCGTTGCATTGGCCGCCAACCCTGCCACCTTGGCCGTCACCGCTACCGCTTGCGGCACACTGGTGATGGCGACCTCGGCATTGCTGGCATATTGCTGACCATCAACCCGTTGCCATACCGTGCCAGCCGGAATCACCACCCCGAGCTGGCCTGTTACCGTGAGCGAACCCACCGCAAAACTGGCCGCCGTTGGCACCAAGCCACGATTGAGCCAGCTGCTCGATACCAAACGATCCTCATCGCAAGTATCTGGCAGCAGCTGACGGGCAATCCATTCCAGATAGCCATTTAAGCCGTGCTCGACTGCCGCCTGCACCTTGCCGATCACCGCAATATCCGAGCGGCGAATCTCATCCAGATCCAACCGCGCCAGAATATCGTTCGCAATCCGCTGGTTAATTTGCTCCAATGTTGCGCGACTAAACATGCTGTAATTCCTGCCAGAATTGATCGATCGACCAGCTCAACTGATCGCCATTAATGCGATTGATCACAATCGCTGCCGCCACGCCATCCAGCCCCATGCGCTCGACACGCACATCAATCGAGACTGCCACGCCATCATCAATCAGCCACTGCAATGCCTCGCGGCAATAATCCTTGGCCTGATTGAGCGTTTCTGTCGTGATCTTGGCGCGGGCCAGTAACCACAAGCGACTGCCGAGCTTATCGCCACCAGCTGCTAGCGCATCGCCCCAAAATCCTTGCAAGGGCTGATCTTTTGGCACATCGCCAGGCTCAGCGCGCCGCCAACTAAACAGCGAGATCAGCACCGCCCGATTGAGCCGCGCCAGCTCGGGATCATCTGGCGCAGCTGCCTCACCATTGACCGATAAAATTAGCTCCATCACATCCCCTGACTTGGCCCAGATCCGCCGTGATTGTGGCCGTTGTACGTAGTTCGCATACCCTTCATGGTTTTTGCGCCACCTTGATCAGCCACATCGCCACCCGCCACCACATCACCCGTGGTTTGCACTTTTGGGCTATTGATCTGCACTTTGGTGGCGGCGTTAATCACCAGCTGATCGGTATTGATCTCCATGATCTTGCCGCGCTTGAGCACAATGCTCTGCCCCTGATCGTCATAAATGGCGACCTCGCCAGGCGCTAACCCTTTGAGCCGATAGCGGCGATCAGCACAAGCAATCACGACCCCATGCCGCCGATCACCACCCAAAAAAATGGCCAGCGATTCAGCGCCAGCCAAAGGGTTTGCCGTCAAACCATACGACTCAAAATGCTCGATATTGTCTTTTGGCTCATCCGCCAACAATTCAAGCTGCAGCGACTGCATCTTGAGCGCCGAATTGGCCAGCGCCACCACGCCTCGCGTCACCATGCCACTGATCTGCCGTGACAATGGGGCGAGCATTTTTGAAACCATCCGCTGCATAAACCCTCACTTTGGTGCATTCATCCAAACGAATTCGGCATTGGTCGGCAACTTACTATCTTTACCCTTGCGCGACTTTTTATCATCTGCCGAACCATCATCATCGCGCTTGGCATAGCCCGACGCTGGGGCCAGCGTCAGCACTGAGCGCATCCCCTCATTGCTCAAGCTGTATGTCACCTCAGTGATCAGCAGCTCATCATCAAAGCCAACCACCTCATCGAGCACCCAGACCCGCGTATTTGGCCGCCATAGCTGGCCAGCCTCATCGCGCCAACCTTGCACCGTGTATGTAGATTTCAGCGACTGCGCAAAGCGATAGGCCTGCTCGAACTCCACCCGCGTTTTGCAATCCGCGTTTGTCGCCTGCCCTTGCATCGATATCGCCAACACCCGCTTGCGCTTAATCGTGCCATCCTTACTGGTAGCACTGATCTGGGTTTTAGCGGCACCAGACTGATCGTCATCACCCGCAGCTTGGCCACGGGCAATGTATTCAGAAAAGCGATCCTTAAAATCCAGCCCCGCATCACACTCAAGGATGTTTTTACCCAGCTCGATACGCGTGGCCACTTTCTCACCAGGTACACGAATCAATACCAACTCACCCGCTGGGCTGTCCGTCGCCCAGATCTGCTTAGGCTTGAGCAATTTGTCGATCGCCTCGAATACCGTTTCAGTCGGATCCAGCTGCCAATCGGCAATCGCGGCACCCGTATCAACACTGGCCAGCACACTCACGCCGTATTCAGCCGCCAAGGCCTTGGCGATCGCCTCTAACTTTTGCCCCCGATACTGCCGCGCCCCAAGGCAGGCACAATCAACCAGATCCGCCGTTTTGCTACGCCCCGACACCCCTACCGACACCGAGCTGGCGTCATAACGCACCGGCGTGGCATCCACAAACCCCGTCAACACCTTATCGCTGCCGATATACAACTCACACTTGGCACCGGCAGCAATTTGCCGCACGGCAGCACCGCCAGCCGCTGGCCAGCGATCAGTGACTTCCAGCGTAAAATCACGCGCTACCCGCTCGATACCAGCGGTTATGCTGACCGACTTCCAGCCGACAAAATCACGACCATCGACCGTCAGCCGTACCGTGTTTTGATCTGTCATTTTTCCAGCACCTTTAATGGCTCAACTGGCACAAAGCCAGGATGCACCAAGCCATTACGCTGCACGATCTCATCACCGCGGAGCGCATTCCCATACAAGCGATACGCAGTAAGCACCGCAGGCTCAACCTCGGGCGGCAGCACCTCAACCAAGCGCACGGCATCACGCTGCGCAGCCTTGATACCCTGCACCGTATTGGCTCGAACACTCGATAAAACCAAGCGTCTAGCCTCATACGTCGCACCGTGCGACTCCTCTGCATCGAGCTGGGCAATCACATCCTTACGCAATTGCTCTGCGTCCTGATGCACCACCACAACCGGCTTGGCCGCCACACTTGCACCCACCGACCCCGCCGCCACACTCACTGCAATGACAGGCGCTTGCACTCGCGGTAAATCCGAAGCCACCCGCGAAACGGACGCCAGCACCGCCGAGCGATGCAAGCGATCAATGGCCTGATTATTTCGCTCCAAGGCCACCAGATTGGGCGGCGCAGCAGGCGGTAATTTAGCCACCGGCGAGCGCGTCTTTTCTGACTGGCGCAATAGTCCACCTAACTGGCCATACACATCTTTACCCGCCCCCCACAACCCCAAAGAATCAGGCTCAAACATTGCAAAATAGCGATCGACCAACACCAACGGATTTTTAAGCAAGGCTGGCCAGTCATGCACGATATCGACACCCGCCTTGATCAACCCAACGCCAAGATGGATATTTTCATTCAAGCGATCCATCGCTGCTTTTTCTAAATCTGGCGTGCCAACATCGATGTCACTGGCAAAATCCAGCGCTTCACCCGCCTGCAGATCCGCCGCCAATCCCGCACCCGCCGCCCCAAAATTCGCCTGGCTAGTCGGAAAAGCCAGCTCACCGGCCTCGGTAAACGACAAAGAGAAACGCGCCATGCGCCCCTCTTCCTTGGTTTCCGAGTAGCGAAACTCACCAGCAAACACCTTGAGCGAACCTAAGCGCGGATGGATCAGCTCACCCTCGCCAGACTGCTCTAATGCTGCCAGCAGCTGATCGCGCTTTTGTGCATAGTCATCACCCAGCACATAGCCATTGATCGTGATCGAGCGAGCCTTACGCCCCAGATCCTCGACAAAGGGCTTGTCGCGCTGCGGGTATTCATTCACCTGCAGGCGACGACCACCCGACATATCACCGTCATCAAATAAAAACCCGACCCCGCGAAACGAGGCCGGGCGTAGATTGTCGCGCCAGCTGGACATGCTCTTTCCTTTTAACCGCCTAAATACGCCGAGCGATACCCCACATCCGGATTAATCGCCACCCCACCTTGTTTAGCTGCAGGCGCATCGACCCGCATACCAGGCGGCGCATTATCAAAGCGCACATTAATTTCACCATTGACGCGAGACTGGCCAGCGCCGACTAGATTAGGCCGACGCGCTGGCGAGCCAAGCAAATCAGGTCGAGCTGCACCGTACTGCGTTTGCGGCGCTGCAAGCACATCAGGCCGCGACGCACCGTACTGAGCAGTGCCACCATTAATTTGCACATCACCCATCACGGGGCCATTTTTCCAGTCAAAGGCCTTCATGATTGGCTCAATCATGGTTTTGACCCGATCCCACAAGCCCTTAAAGTAAGCCACTAACGGCTCCCAGTTTTTCATGATCAACCCAAGCGGCGTCCAACTAAACGCCAACTTAAACCACTCAAACAAAGTGCCCGCATTAGCCTGAATCGACTGCCAAACCCCAACAAACCACGCCTTGATTGGCTCCCAGTTTTTGTAAACCAGATAGGCCGCGCCAGCCAGCAACCCAACCGCCGCCACCACCGCCAACACAATCGGATTGGCTGCAGTAAAGATCGTAAAGGCTAGCGCCGCCACTCGTAGTGCAGCCAACGTGCGCGACAACATCACCCCGATTCGCACCAACTTAAACAGAGCACCGCCCAGCGACAACACCGCGCCTACGGTTTGCACCGTGGCCAGCACCAACGGCCCTGCCATAATGGCCGCCGTCAGCTTAAATAAATTCCCCCAACCGCCGACCGCATCACGCACCTCAACCACCATACCGGCAAAGGATTGAGCAGCCTTCCAGGCTTCTTTCAAACCATCGACCAACTGGCCACCAATGGTTTGCGCCATTTTCTGCAGCTCACCCGACGCCGCCATTTGATTGAGCCGATCTAGCGCCGCTGATAGCTTATTTTTCAGCCAATCAAACGCTCCTGACTGCATCACCATCAGACTAAAGCGTGACAACTGATCCTGCAGATTGGACATCAAGCCTGACCACGACCCCGACAGCTTATCCATCGCCCCCGCATAGCGATCATTCCAGATCGCCATCAAGGTGGACTGGATCATTTGTCGATCAGTGGCTTTGGCCTTGGCCACCCGCTGCTTGCCCGCCTTATCGACATACGAATACAGAATCGTGCTGCCGCTTTTACTTGCGGTAATACCAAATTCTTTCAGCCGTTCATTTTCACCTGTGACCGCATCAGCCAAGGCCTCGACAGCCTGATTCAAGTCCTTACCCATTGCGGCAGCGGTATCACCGAGCACGCGCAGGGTTTGCCCCTTAATGGGATCGACACCATATGATTTGAGCTTCACAAAGGCATCCGTCACCCCCGCCAGCTCATACGGCGTTTTGGCCGCAAAAGTGCTAATCCAATCCATCGAGCTTTTAGCCTTCGCAGCACTACCCTCAATGGTTTCTAACACCAGGCTAAACTTTTCAAACTCAGCCGTAGTATCGAGCATGGACTTACCCGCAAAAGCAGCCATACCCCCTACCGCAGCAAAGGGCAGCGCCGCTTTGGCCATATTGCCCAAGCCCTTGCCAATGCCCGCAAATTTCTGCGACACCTTGGCCACATCAGCCATGACCTTTTTCAGCTCAGGGCTAATGTGATTAACCGCCATCAAGACGGCCTTTAACTCAAACTGCGCCATTACTCGCCACCCCTTTGTTTTTCAGCCAGTCGGCAAGCCTGAAATTCCAGTCGCAAATACTGGCCAATGGGCTTGGCCAGCACTGCGTCCGGATCTTTACGCCAGAAATACGCGACCTCATACATATCGTCGATTAGCTGGCCTGCAGTTCGCTCCCCGACCCAGCGGCGAAAAAACCCGCTAGCGCCATCCCGATCTGCCACACATCAGAAGGATGCATTGCGCGAACCGCCGACTCAGGCACATCACCCAGACGGACAATCCACTGATGCAACACTTTTGGGCTGAGTTTCATGACAGGATCACCACTCGGCCCTTGAGCTGGATAAAAAGGATAATCGCCAATCTCTTCCACCAACTCACCCGTCGGCTCAGCCAGTTCGAGCTTGCTAACCAAGCTCTCAAACGCCTGCACCGACTTACGAAGCGGAAAACTTTGCCACACCACTTTTTGACTCATTGCCAATTACCCCGCATGCCCGTGAATTCCAGCTCAACCTCGCCTTCATCACCTTTAACACTGGCCTCGTTACTCAACCAAGCACCACCGAGCGTATAGATCGTGCCATCGGCAAATTCAGCCTGAATCGACAAGTCGTCATCGTTTGCCAACTTGTCCTTGTCCAGCTGAGTCACCAATGCAGTGACTTTCACCACTGGCGCGATCGGGCTTTCCTTGTAACCTGCCACCCCCGCACTATCCATCACCGGCTCGCGTTTTTTATCGTTCAAAGGCGCTTCCAAGCCGCCCTTGATTCGGATTTGCTGGCCACCTACTTTGACAAAGCAGGTGCCAGCCAGTCGTTTACTGGCCATGCCCCATTACCCCTTATGCATTGCCTGCGTACTGCAGGCGGAATTGATTGAGAACAGCGAACACGCGCAGCTGATTGATGTAATCAGGCGGGAACAGCACATCCAAGCGGTTTGGATCAGTCGCATTGCGCTCGACGATCAGGTTTTTGGCAAACAGCTTGCTGTTTTCGACAATGCCCTCGTATTCGAGCGCGTCGTATTCGTCGATCAGCTCACCACGCACCATGCCTGGCGTCACAATCGCCGCCCCTGCGCTAAAGCGCGTGCCATCATCGGCCAGCTTGTGACGCGGGAATTTTTGCGTAATGCGATAACGAAGCCGGCGCAGCACATAGGCCGACGTGAACAGCGTTTCAGAATCGCGATAGCTGCCATCGGCTTGGCCAAAGCTGTTTTTCTGGTAAGTCGTGACTGCACGATCAATCGCCACCGCACCGTTACGAGTTACGCAGCACGCCAGACCATAAGTCAGTAAAGATTGACGCTCACTGAACAACCAGCGACCACCCACCGGCGCAGGCAATACCCCCTGCAGCACCAATGTTTGCGTAGGCCGCGCTGGGTCAATGCGCAAACTCGACGCATTTTGTGCCGTAAACGCAGATGCAAACTCCCAGCACGGCGTCGGCACCGTTGGCTCGATCGGCGCAATCGTATGGTGCGGATCGTTCCGCGCTTGGCCAAACGTCACAAGCGTGGCCAGTGAGCCGCGCTTGGCGCTATACACATGGCCATACACTTGGCGCGTCCACGACCAACGGCCAGCCACATCATTGAGCTCGGCACCGATCGCATCCAGATTGGCGCTATCGGTATAGGGATGCACGATCCAATCGAATTCATCATCACCCAGGGCAGAAATCACCGTGGACAACAACGGATCCGTCGCCCCTGCCGTACCCGCAGCAAACGCGACCGTCACACCGCCAGGCGTAGTTTCGCCACCAGCCTGACCACGATAGTTGGCGCCAACCTGAATATCGGCACCCGTTGCACCTTTCCACTTGCAAGTCCACGTCACCACCCCAGCTGCAGGCGTCGCGGTCACTGGCAGATCAACCGCCGCAGTGATTGCATTGGCAAACGCAGTGGCTTGAATCGTTGGCGTATCACCCACCGCTACCGCTGCCTGCACGCGCTGGCCAGCAATATAGATATTGTGCGTACCCGCCGCCGTGGCATTGCCCGTGAACGTGATCGTGCCGGTTTGCTGCACACCCGCCGCGTTATCGGCAATCGGCAAGCACCACACCTCACCGTACAGATCATTTTTGCGCCAGGTTTCATACATCCGCGCCAGCATTGAGCCAACACCAAACAGCGCCTTGGCCTGCGCCAAGTTGCCCACCAAAATGGGCACACCCGCTGCAGCACTACCCGCAGCGAGCTTTTGGCCAATCAGCAAAGCACGCTGATTATTCACAAACGCATTGGCCGCGCTGTTATCCATTTCGGCATAAAAAAGCGGCACTAAGGCCGCCGCGATTTGATTAAAAGGCACCGTCATTGCTTAGGCTCCTTAGTGGTTTGCAATTGCACATCGCCATCATTCAAACGGCGCTGCCAATACTGGTTATCAGGCACCTCGGCACCCTCTGGAGGCAAAAAGCCGCCCCGCTCCGGATCTGGCACATGCAGACCGGCACTTGGTTTTACTTTCATTTAATGCTCCTACGTTTGAGGAAGAGTCACACGAAGCTGCGCCTCAATCTTTCCGTCAGGACCGATTGGGGCACGGTTTTTATCAACTGGATCGATACAATCGACCTTGATATGAATTGAAGTGAGCACCGGCAGCGCATCATCACGATCCTTGAGCCAGGTATCATCGTGATCGAGCACATACGGACACGAAAATTCGTACTGATACACCAGACGGGCGCGATCCAGATCGACCAGACTGCCGCCCGTGTAAACAATGGCGTCGTGATTGGGCGGATCCCAACCCAGCAAGGCCTTAAAAATCTGCCCCCTGATCACATCGAGCTGGGCCAGCGCACTCTGGCCAGCCTCATCGCTGGTGTTATCCAGAAACACCACCACCGCAAAGCTGACATCGACCGACTGCGCATAACCGTTTGCGTCGCGGTTATCATCGGGCTTTTCATCCATTGGGATTACATACGCGGCAGGCACAGGCAAATGACTGTACTCGCGCAAATCCTCAATCGATGCCGTACCGCCCACACGCTGGGCGAACAGCGGCACACGGCCTCGCAGAGCCGCGATCACATCGAGCAAAAGCATGGGGATTACCTGAGTTTGGGTTTGAGCGCCCGCTTGACCGAATCTGCGATCGTGCGCTGCACAGTAGTTCGCCGCGCATCGAGCGCATCGACGATATAGTTATTGCGCGGGGCGATACGCCAGCCGCTGCCATTGGCTTGCTGTTTTTTATGATCCTTGCGGCGCTTGGCACCGCGACGCACCCCGTAATACAGATACGCCCAGTAAAAATCCTTCATGCCAGCGATTTTTTTGTGCTCGATCACCGCCATAAAGCCGGATCGAGACACCTTGTAACCCAGCGAGCGATACAGCTTGCCCGTTTGCTTGCCAGGATTTTCACCGGCACTGGAGCGCACTTTGCTGGCGATCAGCGCCCGCGCCGCCTTGCGCACATCCTGACCCGCATGGCGCATGCCTTTGCGGATCTCTTTCTTATCAAAATCAATGCCGCGAAAGCCCTGCAACGAGCCGCTTACTTTGAAATCAGCCATGCAATTCTTTCGCCTCGACGATCGTAAAGCGACGGCGATCCTCCCAGTCCGTCACCCGCATCACGCGATGCGTTTTGCCCTGGTACACAATTTCGTGATCCACCGTCACATCCGTGCGATACCGCACCCAAAAGCGATGCGTTGCCACATCATCCAATTGCTGGCCATCTTGTGGCTTACCGCTGGCCATGATTTCAACCTTGGCCCACAACGGCACTTCGCCCGAGTAACTAGCCGACATGCCAAACGCGCCGACAGGCACATCCTGCCGCTTACGCAATGTGATACGGCGATTTAGCTCACCAATCTGCCCACGCTTTAAGCCCATAGCTACACCCGCACCACAACATAAGGATCCAACAGCGCATCGACATAAGTGCGCGGCAATTCTTCCACCGGCACATCCCTGATCGGCTCGCGGTTTTCATACGCCATCGATACGCGCAGCATGATCCAGTTTTGAATATCCTCCGGCACCGGATTCATCCCCGCAGTACACGTCACCTGCACCGCATTCCATGCCGTGGCCAGACTTGGCCAACCCGACGCAGGCGGAAAAAACTGCGGCGACACCGGATGCGGGCAAAAATCGATACCGGACAAGGTTTGCAGCACCTTGTTTGGATCAAGATATTTCACACTGGCAATGGCCGACACCGGACTCATTGGCAGCACACCACCAAAGAAGCTCGACTCATCCACCCGAAACGTGCGCTCAGCAATCACGCGCCCCGTAATGTGCTCAGCAGTGCGCCGCGCAGCGCGGATCAGCATGCCGATAAACACATCCTCATCGCTGTAATCGATGCGCAAATACTGCTTCATGCTGGCCAGCGATACCGGCTCAACAGCTGGCGAAGATAATTCGGTAATCATGACCGTTACCCATAAAAAAGCCCGCGCTAGGCGGGCATCACACACAGATAAACATAAGCTCACACATGCCGACCTCATGATCGGCATTAGTCAACTTACGCCGACTTAGATCCTGCTTTTTTGGCAGCCGCTTTCTCACCATCACCCTCGACAACCTCGGGCTCAGACTCAACCAACTCGGCAAAGCCACCATCGACCAGATCAGTCGCTTCCTGCTCATCAACCTCGATCACGCTGCCAGGAAAGGCAACGCGCTTGGCATCGGCCAAGGTTGTCAACATTTTTACCTTTTTCATAAATCACCCAATCAAACTGGTTGACGGCGGCAATCACCACCAATGATGACCGCGCTAGACACCGCGCCAGTCGTTGCACCGGCAATCGTGAATGAAGCACGCAAATAACGCTTCACACCCAAATAGCCTACCTTTTGCACACTATTTGCCACCATATTGGACAAAGTACCCGTCATATTCGCCGCAGCAACGGGCGTAAATGTTGAGTTATCGTCCGACTCTTGCAGCACTGGCGTGTGCGTACCATCAGTGATCGCCCCCATCTCAAACACAGCAGCAATGCTGTTGTAATTGACGGTATCAATCCCAGTGCCAGTCGCGGTTGCGATACGTGCAGCAGGCGGCAAAGACTGCTGAAAATCCAGAATATTGCGAATATCTTGCATGATTTTTCCCAAAAAAAAGGCCACCCCAAAGGGGCGACCATTGCGCCAAAAAATTACGCCAATTTCACACGGGCAAACGCTTCTGGCAGCACTGGAGCACCATCACACTCCAAGCGACCGATATAACCCGTCTGATTTGTTTCCGCATACAGCTCTTTGAGCACCTGAATTTGCATATCCAGCGCATCAACGATCCAGTAGTGCTCCCAATTGGCCAGCACGCCGACGTACTTGCCCGTAGTAAAGGTATTCGGCACGTATTCGGACATATCCACCGGCAGGCCGAGCACCATATCTGGCTCACCTTCTTTACGGCTTGGATTCCACAGGTATTGCCCAGTGGTATCTTTCAAGGTGGCGATCTGACCAATCGCATCACGACTGAACAACCAACGCGCCTTTTTCTGATGCTGCGATTTCAAGGCGTACTTAGCACGGATCAGGCCATCAAAGCCAATCGAAGTCGCGGTATTACCATTGCTAATATCGCGTGAAGTTGGAATACCGGCATTGTGCGGCGTGAACACCCCCAGCGGCTGGCTTGCACCCGAGCCCAACAAGAATGCTTTTTCCTGCGTAATGCCGAACTTATACGCCAGACGCATCGCCACCAACTGATCGATGTTCATTGCAGCGTTATTGAGCAGCTTGTTGCTGACTTTCAAACGCTTGGCCAGCGCACTAGCCATCAGCTCACGCTTACCAAACGACATCAAACCATCTTCGTTGCCCGTCTGAATTTCACTAGTCCAATCTGCATCTGCCGGATCATTTTCCAAGGTCGGCACACCCAGGCTAGCCGCTTTATTGATCTTGAACTTGGTGGCGTACTGACGAATAAATACTTCGTCATCCACACCCTTGAGCAAAATATCTGCAAACTGCTCAGATGCCACCAAGAAGCCACCATTAGGCGACGAATCGGCATTCAAGGCACGCAACTGCGCCTCACCCAAACCACGCAAACCGCCCGCCAGATACGTCTGAAATGCCGAGCGATACTCACCAGTGCCACGCACCGAAGTGGGCGCAGGATCACTACCCTGACGGCCACCACGCTGCTCAGGATCAAAGCCGCCGCCTGACGCCAACTCACGCTCTAAATCAGCCTGACGCTCTTCGGTTTTAATTTGACGACCCAAATCTTCCTGCGCCGCCCACAGTTTGTCGTACTCGGCTTGCTCATCAGCATTAAGCGAGCGCTTTTCAGACTCAGCCTTATCCAACAGGCCACGAGACTGAGCTACCAACGCACCACGCTGGGTGCGCAATTCTTTCAATTTCTTAGACATCGGGGTTCTCCGCTACAAATGAAAAACCCCGCTGTGAAAGCGGGGTTCGTTAAGGTACTACTGGTTAAAAAATTAGGGTATTCGTATTTCGTGGTTGTTAAGCTTAAAATTTTCAATACCATTAACCGACAGACGGTGATTAAATAGCTTGCATGTTCGCAATCGCGAACATATAATTACTACATGGATTCGCGATTGGCGCGAGCCAGCTTAAGGAGCAAATACCATGAAAACAGTTCAATTTTCCCCGCTGACTAAAAAAGGTCGTGAAGGTCAAACTTTACGCATTCCTGCCGACGCTGAATTCCTGCTGCAAAATCCTGATTACACTGTTTTTGTGAATTGTGGTTACTACGGTGAAGAACGCCGTGTGTTCTCTTGGCAAGGCGCGGTTACGTTTTTCAATCAAAAAAGAGCTTAACAATGACCCCCGCAGAACTCAAAACCCTGCGGGAATCTCTTGGGATTCCCGTTGCTTGGCTGGCAGAGCAAGCCAACGTACAGCGTCGCACTGTTGAATATTGGGAAGCTGGTCGCTCAATCGTTCCCGCTGATGTAGCTGAATTGCTGATTAAACTGGATCAACAATTTGACCGCGCCGCCGAGCAAGCCTTTCAAGTCGCTCAAGAAAAAACTTCGCAATACGGCCAGCCTCAAGCTGTTGAACTGCGCCGCTATCGCACCGATGCAGCGTTGTGGCAGGCTCGGCAAGACATGCAGGGTTTGCCTGTAACCGCTCACGCTGTACTGTTAAATCGGTCAAGAAAATTGCTAGAAAAACAGGGTTACGCAGTCAGAATTGATTATGCTGATAATTAATAGATTTTAATACCACTTCAAATTTATCAACCACGGAATACGGATACCCAAAAATTAAAGCTCGGCCTCAACCAAATCGAGCCGCATCCGGCGCAATGCCAGATCATGATCAGCGGGCGGCTGCTCACTTGCCCGCGCTGCCGCAAAACCATCCAAGGCCCGCGCCGAAACATCCGTTTGTGAATACGCCGGAAACGTCACCGGACTCACCTCAAACAAATCCACCTCAAGCAACGTGCGGATCCACTCGCCATCCACCTTGTCCCAGCGATCAGAGATCGTGGCAAACGCAAAAGACATCTGATCGACATCACCCCGCTGCATGCTCACCATGAGATCGCGGGCATACTGCGTATCTGGCGGATCAATCTCAATTGCCAAGCCCTTAGAATCTTCACGCAAGCGCAAAGTACCCGCGCCACGTCGCCCCAACACATAATCAGTGTTGTGATTCCACAAGGCACGCTGATCAAGTTTTTGAATCGTCTTGGCGAATGCACCTGGCGCGATCCGCTCACGAAAACCACCTAGATCTTCACTGAGCTGATCAAAAACCGCCGCATGACCCTGAATTAGCGCCGCGACACCCTCGCTACGCTGCTCAACCTTGATGCTATCCACCGTAAAGCCACGGCATTCACGCTGCGAAAGCGCCTGATTAGGACTGGGCATCACCTTTTTCCTTATCTGTATTGACGATCATCTGGCCTTTACTGGCCAAATAGGCATCCAATTTATCCAACGGAATCGTATTCAACGGGATCATATGGCTATCCAACCCTTCGATCCGGTCCATGTTTTCACGCTCTCGCGCCTCATTCGGCGTCATCCAGGTAGAGGCGATCGCAGTGCGATAGCCTTCCACACGGCTTTTGAAGTCACCTCGCAGCAAGCCATCTACCAAAAACTCGAAGTAGTATTTTTTCGACTCCGACTCACCCAGCAGATCACGACTAGCCGCCTGCTCGATGCGCACCAGCCAAGGCCGCAGCGAATGAACGACAAAATCAATGCTTTGCTGCTCAATATTGCTAAAAGTCGCTTTGGCCAAATCCCCGATCATATGGGGAGGCACCCGAAAAATACGGGCGATCTCGGCGACCTGAAATTGGCGAGTCTCCAAGAACTGCGCCTCATCCGCCGTCATGCCGATGCGCGTATATTCCATGCCCTCTTCGAGAATCATGGTTTTGTGGGCGTTTTCTGTACCGGCATACTTGTCTTGCAATGACTTTTGCAAGCGCTCAAACGCCGCATCAGATAACTGCTTTGGATGGCGAACAAACCCCCCCACTTGAGCACCATTGCTAAACAACCGCGCACCGTGCTCTTGCGTCGCCATCGCTAAGCCAATCGCCTCACAATGCAGCGCCACAGGCGACATACCCACCAATCCATCACTACTCAGCCCGCGCCAGTGATGCACCTCATCCGCCAGCAAATACTCGCGCTCACCCGATGGCTTGGTATAGAGATAGCAAATATGCTCACGACCATCGCTACCCTCATACAAAAATGGCCGCACGCGATCGGGATGCAACGGCACCAACTCGGCCACACCACGCCCACCAGTGCTAATGATCCGGCTGTATGCATTACCCCGCAGCAGCACATGGGCCATCATCATCTCGCGCCATTCAAAGCTGGTTTGCCAGCGATTAGGCCGATCATGTAGCACCGAGTACAAAGGATGCTCTGTCGCTCGCCGCTTGCCATTCTCGGTACGCTGGTACAAAAACAGCGGCAGACTTGCCACCGACTCAGCCAGCACCCGCACGCATGCATACACCGCAGCAACACGCAAAGCCGTATCAGCCGTTACCATTTGGCCACTTGCCGTAGCCAGCGATCCGCCAAACGCGATCGACAGTGGATTTGCTCCGACGCCCCCATACTTGAGCTTGCCAGGCGGGGAACTACTCCCCCGCGTAAACCAATTGAACAATCTCATATCACGCGTATCCCTCTTTGCTCATACACACTGCTGTCATCCTCGCCAAACAAGGCGCGATTGAGCGCCATCACCGTTGCCACGATGCCGTCAATACGATCCCGCGATTTCTTTTTGTTAGGCCGATAGTTGTCATTGGTATCCGTTAAGAGCACCACATTGCCCGCATTCCAGCGTAGGACCGGATGGCCGCCGTGACGGATCCGGCCTGACAGAACCAAGCCCTCCAAATGCTTGGTGGGCGCAGTGAGCATCTGAAAGTTTTGCGGGATTTTGACCATCACCACATCATCCGCCGCCAGCTCAGTAGCCAGCTTGGCGGCATTCCATTCGTCGTAGGCGACTTCCTGCAGATCAAAATCACGCGCATCCTGCAGCACTTGTTGCCGAATCAGCTCTTGATCGACCACATTGCCAGGCGTGGCGATGATGTAGCCCTGCCGATGCCATGCGGCATACGGCACCCGATCTTTAATCTCGCGCCGTTGCATGTTTTCCTCAGGCACAAAGAAGCGTGGCAACACATACCAATTCGGATCATTACCCACCGGCGGAAACACCAGTACCCAAGCCGTTAAGTCCGTAGTGCTGGCCAGATCCAAGGCCCCAAAACACGCACGCCCGTGCAGTGTTGTTTCATCAAATACTGCCGAGCCTTTGTCCCAATCATCCAGATTGAGCCAGGCTTCGACTTGCTGCGTCCAAACGTTGAGGCGCTTGGTAAGAAAGTTAAACAAGGCAGCGGGAACTTGGGCAGCCTTACGTGCAGCGTCTCGCAGCTCCTCGATGAACACGGAAACTCCGAGATTAGGATTAGCTTTTCCCCAATGCTGTTCATCGCGCCAATCATCTTCGGCATCAAGTGTGTAGATAACACCACCAAAAGAATCGTCATCCGTCGTACCCTCCAAAATATCGATCAGGTATTTGCGCTGCTCTAAGCAGATCGAGCCTTCCTGGTTAAACCCTGCCGTAGTGATCGCGCACATCAAACTATTGCGCCGCGCACCCCGCGCCGTATCGAGCACATCCCATAACTCCCGACTCGGGTGGGCGTGCAGCTCATCGACGATCGCGCCATGCACATTCAAACCGTCCGCCGTTTTGGCATCAGCCCCCAGCGGCACGTATTTATTCGACGTGCCCGCAATAAACAGCTTGTTGTTATGACTGGTGATCAGCTGGCGCAGGCCTGGCGATTGCCGCACCATCATTTCTGACTCGGCGTGGGTAATCTTGGCCTGCTCTAACTTCGTCGCTGCCGTATAAACCTCGGCACCAGGCTCTTTGTCAGCCGCAAACAGATACAAGCCGATGCCTGATAACTTGGTGGACTTGCCGTTTTTACGGGCGACCTCCTCATACCAGGTACGAAAGCGCCGCGTGCCATCGACACGCCGCCAGCCAAACGTGACCGCAATCCAGAATTGCTGCCACGGCTGCAATGCGATCGTCTGGCCAGCCCACTGGCCTTTACTCTGGCGGCAGTGTTTCTGGATAAAGTCGATTACATGCTGGGCGTGGGCAATGTTAAACACCAAGCCACGCTCACCCGCCTCGCGCAGATCACGAAAGTGCCGCTCGACGGCCAAACGGGTATAGCGGCAGGCATTGATCGTGCCCGCGAGCACATCCAGCCCGTACTGATCCCAGCCTTGCAGCTGGTAGGCCGTGGGAATTAATCCGGCCGATCCCCGATGAAGCCCAGAATCTCGGCCAGCTCGGGGCTGACGATCTTGCCCTTGCTGATTGCTTTGTTCTTGGCGCATGAGTAAACCGTCATCCCGTTTTTCTTGAGTAAGTCCCGTATTTGTTTGGCAATCTTGGCGCGGTTATAACTGGCGCTGACCTCGTAGGTGCGCCCCGATTCTTTGGCCTCGGCAAACACCTTGCCTTTGTTTTCGCTAATCCAATCCTTGCAGTCCTGCCAATCCGCGATCGCTGCACACAGCAGGCCTAGCGAAATACCCGCCGTAGAAAAATCAAAGCCGCTGGGTTCAAGCAGCGGCAGCAATTCCTTCCATATCTTTTTTTCTTTCGGGCGCATCGTCCACGGTGGGGGCAATGGCATTAAGTTGGCACTGGATTGATCCAGCTGGCCAATCAGCTCGAACGGGCTAAACAGATCATCCTGCCGAGACAGGCGATCGATCACGCGGATCTGCGCAACCGACAAAACCGTTAAGCCGGTTTGATCCAGATCCCGTAGGACTTCGACCCGCGCCCGGCGCTCGGCCCGCGATTCGTCGGATTCCAGCGAGCCGCCGTTGGCATCTTCGTCATACCGAAAGCCAGCAACGTGGACCGCATCAGCGTGATCGCGCCAGCTGTCGATCTTGTCGGCTAGCAAGGCCAGCGACATCAGCGCCGACTGGTAATCCATCTTCGCCTGGTCAAGCGCATCGATCAGATATTTCCAAATCGTGCGAGATCTGCGAGATTCTAAAAACTTGGGCGGGCGCACCTCAACCTTGGAGCCGCCCGCTTTCTGGGTTTCCTGCCCCATGGCGACCTCCAAAGCGTAAATTCAGCAAAAACAACAAAAAAGGCGCTATCAGCGCAAATGGCGAGGATTTAGACCCCCCCCTATGATTTTTCAGGAATAGTTTTTTCTTGGCTGGAGCGCGTTCACGGAGCCGTCCGACCCAGACTTTTTACCCCCCCCACCCCGCAGCACCGACCAAACCTTACACCCCGACCTTTCGACGATTGCCGAAGCCGCCATCCTCTTTGGCCGTTTTCCTTGAGTGACACGGCTTGCATAAGCCCTGCAGATTGTCGAAATCAAAGAACAACGACTCATCACCACAGTGAGGCTTGATGTGATCCACATGCTCAGCCGCTGTTAGGCGATCAACCTTGCGGCACTCAACACACAGCGGATTAGTTCGCAGCACAAGCACTCGCAGATCCTGCCAGCGCTTCGTCGCATAAAGACTCTTCACCGCACGCCGCTCAGGCTGGGCCTCATACTGCCGAACCGACTCCCGCCGATGCACATCACACTTGCCCGAAGTCACCAGCCGACCACAGCCAGGCTGACCACACGGCTTTAATGGCGCACGCGGCATACACACCTCAAATCGAATTCATAAAAAAAGCCAGCCCCGAAGGACTGGCCAAGCGACCAACTCAAGCAGTGCAAGCGCACTGGACAGCCAACAGCAACACGATCCAAGCGGGGGCTAGAGATTGTTGATCGATGCTATGGCTGTCCACTGCACTCGCAGGCCCGCGCCATCTAGTGCGAGCCACACAAATTAATGTGCCGGAGTGAAATCGACAAAATACTCAGCGCCGACTTCAAATTGAGCCGCTGCAGCCTCACTCACCAAGCCAAGGCTAATTTGCCCTGCAGGCGTATAGCGATAAAACTCTTCGTTTTCTGGGCTGCCGTTAATCACCGCACCCAACGTAATTTGGAAACCATCACCACTCGGCACCTTGCTATGGCAAGAAAATTTAGCGCGAACCATAAAAACCCCAATAAAAAAGCCCGCACAATGGCGGGCTTAGAAATAGAAAAACCCGCCACTCGGACGGGTTTTGTTTCGCTAGACGCAGTTATCAAGTCATAGCGGTTTGCACTCTAAAGTGTCGGAGCTAAGCCGTCAACACTTTTTTTTCATTTTTTCTTGCCGCATCGTTTCCAGCACGTAAATCAGCCGACAAAGCAGCACGGCCAATCACCAACAACGGCACCTCATCCACGCCCAGCTGCAGCGCCTCCATCACCAACACATGCGCCTTATGCAGCCGCTCATAGTACGTATCCCGATGACAACCACACGACCGCGCATGTTGCGCCGCAGTCCCTGGCACCATGTAGCACTGCCAAACCGCCTGACGTAACTCAAACGGCAAATACGTCACAATCTTATGCAACTCAAACAAATCCGCCTCACTCACACCAGCAGGCAGACCACCATACTTCGCACCACCCGAAGCCTCGCCCAAGCGAGCCAACTGGCTTTGCACATAACCCAAACCACAATCATCACGACGACCAACCCAATCAGCCCAGTCCATCAAACGCTCATTAATAAAATCGATCATTTTGCCCCCGCTTGTTGATCAAGTTTCTGCATGGAGGCCTCTAGCTTCATCATCCGCCGTAGCGCCGCAAAGCTTTGTTTTATGCCCTACATTTTACCGCATTACCGCCTTACTACCGACCTTCTTACCCAGCATTTCTGCCAGATTCGCCAGTGACGCACGCGCCACCGCCACATCACCGCGCTGATATTCCGGCACCGGCTCAGCCACAGGAATACCAGGGCACTGGCCAGACAAGCGACGCGCTAAAGCCCGCACCCAATCTGCCTTATCCCGCCCGCGAAATTGCGCCGTAGTCAGCCGCGAAAAACCAAAATCCACCGCAGCCCAATACACCGCCGGATCCGACCACTCAGCCCGCCCATGCTGCACCAAAGCGCTTTGCTTTTTAGCCTCAGCAAACGACGACTCAGCATCGATCGACGGCATGGCCAGCTCAACCAACTCAGTCACACTGGGCGGCTTATCGCCCGACTTCACCCGATTGCGCAACACCTCCAAGGCCTGCTTGATCATATTGAACGACACCCCGCGACCATACAGCATCGCCGCAGCCTCTTCCTGCCAAGCCAGCTTTGCCGCCTCATCAGCAAACATTGCCCGCCACTCGGCACCGTATAGTGCCGCCATCCGCTGCCACAACACGTTTACAGGGATATACCCATCAGTCCCTGCAGGCCGCGTCCAAGCATTTTTCACAGCCATACCTCACCTCCCTCAATGAACTGCAGGCATTGGCACACCTGCCTTTGCGAAAACCCGCATTTTGAAAACCCAAGGCTCCTCAGCCTCAGCCTGCACCACACCCAGCTCAGCACCCCGAGCCACAATCCCCGACCAAGAACCCGTCCAATGCAACGCTGGCGTCAGCTGGCCATCTGCAGCACGCACACCATTTGCAGCCCGTCGCGTCTCAACCACCTTGGCCAAATACATCGGCGTTTTAGCCACTGCACCGGCACCACGGCGAGCCTCGCGCACTTCGTCAGGCAACACACCGTCAGCAAACCAGCGATAGAAAACCTGAGCCGCTTCATCACTGCAGACTGTTTTTTCGTCAAATCCCAGCTCAAGCATGATCGGCACCCAATCGCCTGCTTTTGTAATTTTCAACACCTTCGTCGTCATCATCCCCGACTTATCCACAGCGCCATTACTGTCACCATTTAGAGATGATGATTCTATGGAAATAGGTTTTATCCACCGATCACCGTACTCCGATGTATGGGGCACTTCTGCCGCTTCGCCTCTGGTGTAGCTCTGGCGCTCATTACCCACCAAGCCTTGATTTGCTTGGGTTTCGCTCTGGTGTACTTGGTCTGGTGTAGCTCTGGTGCAAATCTGGGGCACTTCTGCCGGACGCACCAATTCTGCATCCGCCAAAATCAACGAAAAAATCAACTGGCGATCAGCAGGGATCACCTTCACCAAGCCCACACGCTCCAACATTTTCAGCGCATGCCGTAAAGCATCCACCGAAGGCGACCCACAATCAGCCATCGCCTTACCTTGCCCAGGCTCGACATACAAATCCTCGCGCAAGGCCTGATAGCTCACCTTGGGCCGCTCACCCACGCGCCCAGTCTTAAAATCCATGCGCTTGCGCAAAGCGTGATACAAGCGAAAAGGGATATGCGCCAAACCCGCCAGCGCATCCGACTCTGCGTCATTAATCATGTAACGACTCATCGCCCACACTCCCCATCCACCGGCTCAAACAACGGCGTAGCGCGGCCTAGCCGCATAAACGCCTCACCAGTCCCACGATCAAGCGTCACCCAATCCACATCGGACTGATGAATCACCCACGCACGCAGCACCGGCATCACTCGCAAATCCACACCACCCAAGGGCTTAGGCGGCACCACTGGCGGCAACCAAGGACCACCACCCCACCAACGCAAAAACCATGCTTTCATAGCCACGCCCACCTGATAAATTAATTCTCAGTCGTCGCAAACAAACGCGGAAAATCGCCGCCAGCCGCAATCTCAATTGCCAACTGCTCTCGGAACGTGCGCTTAGAGCCGTCAGGTACTTCGTTCTCATCTACCACCGTAAACGTCAGAGCATCCAGCTCATCATCCGACAATGCACGTGCATCCTCGCAATGATCAGCGTATTCCTCGCCCACTTCTTTTATGTATTGAGCAACGCAAGCCGCAACCGACTCGCCCACATACCAATCGCAATCATTAACCTCTACAACCTTCATACCGGCCTCCCTGTAACTTGTTTCGCCGCTGCCCGACGCGCCAGCGAAGTCAGCAACGCATCACCCGCCGATCGCGCAGCAGCTGCCGACGCATAACCATTGGCCGAGCTGATCACATAATCTTTACGGCCAGCGACCAAGGCATAAGCCCACAGCTCACGCCCACCACACGCATACGATTCAACCTTGACGCGCATAACCCACCTCCAAAGCATGCTGGCGGCAACGCTCTTTCGCCTCGCGGGCACTCAATAACGCCTCAGCAATCCAACCATGCGACGGATGAAACGCCGACCAACGCGGCACAATCCCATCCATATACGACTGCACGCGATAGCCCTTGGGATGAATAAACACACCAGGCGCACGCTCACGCCAAAGACTCGCCGCCGACATTAACGCTTACCCTCACCCGCCAGCGCCTCGGCCCGCAGCTCGGCCTGTACCTCGGCATCGCCATACACGCGATCGAGCAGCGCCAGGTAATGCATTACCTTGGCATTGAGCTCATGCGCCGACTTAATCAAGGCCGCACGTTCCTGCATATCCACCACGCCATCATTACTCACCGCGGCCTGCGCTTTACGCGCCAACTCGCCCAGCTGCGTGCTGGTAGACATAAACGCCAGCATCAAATCCTCGTTATCCTGCACCGCATCAAACGCAGGCATCGGCACATACAGCCCACCCAACTGGCTGGCCATCGCCGCAATCAAATTGCGACCACCCGTCAGCTCCATCAGCGACACGGCATCCTGCACACCCAAAATCGCCCGATTGTGGCCAGTCAACTTATGCCGCAAAGTCTGCGGCGAGCCCGTCACCGACAAACTCAGCGATTCCTGACCCCCACGCCACAAAGCGCAATCCGCCCGCGCCGCCTCTTCCAAACTCACTGTCCGATCAATGTGATACATATCACCCACCCCCACTTGTCAGCTGTGCGCTTACAAAATCAGCGATCAGCACTAAGATGCCGTTGTGGCATCGACCACGAATAAAAAAACCCAGCAATAAAGCTGGGCAAAGCCAGCCCTATGCAGAATGGGCTGACGAGGAAACGGAACAACGTACCGAATGCAGAGAAACCAACTTTGAGCCGATGGCATAGCTCAAACGCTCGCCACGTTCACCGCGAGCGAGCTGATCGACCATCGACTTGGAGCACTCAAGCGCGGCGGCCAACTCGGACCGACCAAGACCTGAACTCAGCAAATCGGCCACGATTCCCTGCCAATTTGGACTCATGAAACTAACACCAATGAATTAACTGACACGTTTATAACTCATTTGTGTTTATTTTGTAAACTCCAATGTGGCAGTGACTTCTAATACAATTGAGATTATGAACACACTTGCCGACCGCCTTCGCCTACGCCGCAAAGAACTCAAGCTCTCCCAAGAGGACTTGGGCAAGCGTATTGGCGTCAGCCAATCATCGATTGGCAACATCGAATCTGGCCGCAACAGAAGCGCGACCTTCCTACCTCAACTAGCCGACGCCCTTGGCGTTAATGCCCTTTGGCTGGCTGAAGGTAAAGGCGCAATGCTTAACAACGGCACCGGCCTACAAAGCAACGCAGCACTCATGCCCCAAGATGAAGAAGCAAAAAAAATCTTGGCGGCCAATGAAGCACTCAAAGCAGGCGAAATTTCTTTTGAGGAATATGCCGACCTCACCAACTCAGCAGCGCTGCCGTTTTACGACATCAAGGCCAGCTGCGGCACTGGCGAGCCGACCTTTGAAGTGATTTCCCACAAATACTTTACCGACAAAAACGAGCTAATCAGACTGGGACTCAAACCTGACCGCACTTTCTGGTGCAAAGCAGCTGGCGACAGCATGGAGCCTGCCATTAAAGACGGCGATCGACTACTAGTCGAGCAGCTGGATGGCCACAGCCTCACCGACATCCTGAACAACAAAATCTATCTATTCAGCTGGAATGGCGAGTTATTTTGCAAACGCCTGATCCGCCAGATGGATGGCTCACTACTGGTAAAGAGCGACAATAGCGAATATCACCGCGACATCCTGATTACCAGCGAGCAGGCCGGACAAATGAAGCTAATTGGCCGCGTGCGCCAAGCCCACACCCCACCCAACAAGTTCTAAGCACCACACAAACAACAACCCGCCTCGGCGGGTTTTCTTTTGCCTATCGCCCTGATAAATTTCTAAAGCCCTTAACTCAACTGAATAATCATGAAAAAAATCATATTCTTAATCGCCGCCGCGCTCAGCGCCAACGCCGTCGCCATTCAGCTCAACGACATACTCCCAGGCAAAACCGAAGCAGACCTAAAAAAAGCAGCACTCACCTGCAAAACTGGCAAGTCAAAATACACCACCTGCACAACATCCAAACCCACCCAAGTTGAACAGCTAGAAGCCACCCCCTACAGCATCGAAACCTTTATCGATAAAAAACGTAGCAATACCAGCCACCTCACACAAATCACCCTAACCAAACCCTACGAAAGCACTAAGGGCTGCATAGATAAAAAATCCCCCGAAGGATTTATCGAGCAAGACTGCTCGGCCAGCAAGGAATACCAGGCAAACCAAGCCAAAATCGCCCAAGCCACAGCCGCAGCCGAATCAAAACTAACCAAACTATTCGGCAGCTCACGCAAAGACGAACTCGGGCGAAAATACTGGCTCAACAAAGCCGACAACAAATTTTTCTTTGAAGGCGACACCCTCAACATCCAAGAATAAGCCACACCAAAGCCACAAAATACCGCTTATCGTGATTTTTTAAACACAAAAAACCACAAAAAAACACACTCACCGCACAAATAAACTCATTTGTGTTTGACAGATAAAAACTCATATGTGATATTTGCCTCATAAACACAAACGAGGTGAACATCATGCAGCTTTTCCAACAGACCCAACTCGCCACCCAGCAGGCCTATTTACGCGCCCTGCATGAGCTGGAAAGCATCCACGACTCCATCGAAGCCCAAGAGCAACTGATCGAGCACATCAACCGCCTCGCTGGCGTTTATGCCGAGCCTTCGTTCGATGGCTACCAATCCGGCACCCCCGCCATCAAGGCAGAAATCAGCCACCTGGCACAAATCACCGAGATCAATCAGCTGATCCAATCCCACGGCTGGGAAACGCCAATCCTTTACGCCCAATGCAGCCCGACAGACCCAAAGCAAACATGGATTGCCCACGCCAACAAGATCTGCATTCTCGAAGAAGATTCAGTTACCCGCCGCGTCGCGAGCCGTGCCGCCTTCTCAATTGATTACATCCTGACCACTACCGGCACCGAGGCTTTGCAATGATCGCCCAAGCACTCACACCGACAATCCCCAACATCAACCACCGCCCAGCTGGCGGCCAACTGGTCCGCGATGTGAGCGACGACTACACGATGTTGAGCTTTTTAACCCGCCACGGCTGGCGCATCACTGCATCAGACGATCGCGCCGGCTGGTATTGGGCAACCCGCACATGCAAACGCTTAAAGAATTAATTGTGGCCACGGCGATCGCCGTACTTTGGACTGCAGCCGGAATCGGCTGGTTATTAATCAAGCACTGAGGTAACGAATATGACACTCACCGAGCAAATACGGCAGATTCTCACCACCGCCACCAGCCCGCTCACCCGCAGCGAGATCTACAAAAAAGCAGATCTAGCAGCCAATGAAAAGGAAGTCGGCAGCGCGTTGCATGCCCTACTGAATGCCGCCGAGATCGAACAACTCGCCCCCACTCGCCCAGGCGCGAGCAATCGCTTTCAGATCATTGGCTGCGTGGCCAAGGCCATCAGCCCGAATCAACCGCCCGCAGTTGTGCCATCGAGCACCGAGCAGCAAACCGAAATCACGCGCCTGACCGCTGAACTACAAGCGGCCAACAACCGGATTTTCGATCTAACCGAGCAAAACGAACTGCTCGCAGAAGAACTCGAAGATTGCCGCACCGGCACCAGCCTTGCGCCAGTACCAAATACACAAACCACGCCAGCGCCGATCTTGCCACCGCAAAACATGGGCAAAGCCATTCGCCTGTTCAACACCGTTTGCGATCGCAACCTGAGCGAGAAAGAAGGCTGGCTATTTCTGGTAGCGCTGCAGCTGAACTACGCCAGCGACCCCAAGCAAGGCGACAACACCGCGCCAATCGAAGGCTTTTCTGCCCTCAGCCAAGCGCGACTGGCAGCGTAAACCGCAACAAAGGACAAACACCATGAGCCAACAACTCGAACACCTAGACGAAATCGCCCAAGAAGCATGGAACGGCGAATACGACCGCGTAGACACGCTATCCACCGGCGAACGCCTCTATGTAGCAGTCGCATCAGGCCGCATGCGCGAGATCTGCCCTAACGACTCGATTGCTTATGCAGTTGATCGCATCGGCCCTGAATGGATGGCACACATGCTTGAAGTCTGGCGCGCAGCTCAGCAACCAAAACTCTAACCTTTTTTTCACAGGAAACACCATGTCAGATCCAAACGACCTCGCCAGCGACATCGCCAGCGACATCGAGCACGCCAACCGCGAAGCAGGTATCGAACGCACCCGCGCCGCAGCTCGCATGCGCTTTGCCACTGAATGCCGCCACTGCGGCGAAGATCTGGAAGCACACCGCCAGGTGTACGGTAGCTGCATCCACTGCCAGACCGCGATCGAGAAAAAACAGAAGCAAGGCATCCGATGCGCGAGCTGAAATTTTATTGCCGTAATTGCCAACAACTCATCGGGCGCGGCGCCGTGATGCCACAGCGCTGCAACCGATGCCAATCAACCAACATCATTGGCCGTACCGATTAATGCACCACAAATTATGCAAGACCCTGACCCAAGCCCGCCGCCAACAACAAAGCCGCGCCAGCTGGTATCAGGACCAGAAAAAAGCCAAACAACACGCCAGCACGCAGCTGGCCAGCGCAAACAAATCAGCAACACCGGAGGCAGCATGAAACAAGAAACCAACGCAAACCCAATCGACGCCCATGCCATGCTGCTCACCCTACAAAGCATGGTCGAAGCCCTGAGAAATCCGCCACGCACACTGCGCCCCGACGATCGCCTTTGGGACGCCGAAACCGTGGCCGATTACCTCTGCGTCAGCCGCCGCCACGTCATCGAGCGCCTTGCCTGCATGCCCGACTTCCCCGCCGCCGTATTGCTCCCCACCAGCGGCGACAGCAAAGCCCAACGCCGCTGGAAGCCTGCCGACATCCGCCGCTGGGCCGAACGCCGCCAGGAAACCAAAAAGACTTTGAATTAAGGAGCGATCGTGAACTGGATCAAACGCATTTACCTCATTTTGCTGCGCGACTTGGTTGCAGCCAATTTCATGGCCACAACCCAACTCTTACCACGCAGCGCAATCAAGCCCAATGAAAACGAAACGCTCGGCGAGGCAATGGCAAGAAACAGCTACCGCGCAGCCGATGAATTTATCAAGCACCGTCAGAAAACATTGAAAAAATAAGGAAATCAACCATGATCACCCAAGCCCAGCTCGAACAATTCACCGCCTCAAAAAACGATATACGCACCTATTTCCGCACGCCGTTTCAAGTCAACGGCCATGTATTTGCAACCAATGGCCATATCGCAATTGTGGTCCACAAATTTGACGGCCAACCCCGCATCGGGGAAGGCAAAAACGAAAAAACCGCAGCTGCTCGACTCAGCAAATGGCTCAAAGAAAATCAATTTAACCCAGCTAACCCACTACCTGAGTTCAATTTACCGCCCAAAGTAACCCACACCTGCACTTGCTGCAAAGGCGAACTCAAAACCAAAGAATGCCAGCACTGCGAAGGCGAAGGCGATCTCTATACCTCACACGGCCACGTTCGAGAATGCACCGTATGCAACCGAACTGGGCGAGTTCCCCACCCCAAAGATGAACCAGAAACCGATGACACAGCGCCATGCTACTGCTGCAACGATGGCATCGAAACTGAAGAGCGCGACCCTGTATACATCGAAGGCCAATGCTTTTCAGCCGACTATATCGAGCTGATACAAGCGCTGCCGAACGTCCTATTTGCCACTGGAATAACACAACTATCAGACAAACCCAGTTACGACCTACCCGCCGCCAAATTCACCTTTGATGGCGGCGAAGGCCTACTCATGCCGCGCACAAAATAAGGGGAAAACCATGCATACCAACCGCAGCGAAATCATCCGGCCAGCACAGGCCATTTTTGGCACCAGCCAGCGCCCAAGCCACATCCAAAGCGGCAAAGACTCTTACGCAAACCATCTGCGCAGAACAACCGAGAGCATCACTTTTTGGACTCGCATGCAAAACAGACCGCAGGACTCAATTGAAGCTAACGAGAACAAGAAAGCTTATGCACTTCGCGCGGCAGCAGACCAAATTGACGCATCTATCGAACTCGCCAAGCAATACACCATCACCCAAGGCTAGCACCATGAAAATCATCAAGCACGTTTTCTACAAAATACTCTTATTCACCCTAATCCTATTGGCCACATTCAAAGGCCAGCAAGGCTGCGAGAACACAGCCCTATTTCTGCTCTGGCTAAGCATCATCATCAGCCTACTTAGCATCCGTGACGACGTGCGCCAGCAAGCGATTGACGCCAACGACCAGTCACCAATACCACCAATAGCTGCACTCACAATCAACGCCATCATCCTCGCGCCGCTAGTGTATTTCGGCTGGTGGATCACCGCCATCGGCTGGACGCTAGCCATCATCTGGAATGAAGGCACCCGCGTCGCAATCGAAAAGGGCATCGCCGAAAAAAGCAAAACCCACCCACTAACCAAGCTCAACACTACACCAACACTCAGAGTGCCGACCTACTACAAGGAAGAAGAAAAATAATGCCAAACACCACGCAATTAGACCCAGCACTATGCGCTGATCGTCTTGAGAAAGAAGGCGACATCCAGGCCGCACGGATCATCCGCGAACTCGCTGCCGAATGCCTGGCATTAAAACCCCGCAAGTGCTCACCACTCCCACATCGGGACGACGTTTTAACCATTGAAGAGTCTTGGGAATTCTGGCGCGACATCGTGAGCAATCCAGACGGATCACTCAACATCGAGCAGATCAAGCGCGAGCTGTGCGACTACGGCAATGTTTTGAACTATGCGGCTATCGTTTACGACCACGCTACGGGTGGCAAATGCACCAAGCCGCTCACTTACCCAAGCGTCGCAATCTCACTGATTGACGACCATGTTACCGAGCTAAGCGACGAAGCTATCAAAGAAAGCCAAGAGGCCACCAACCAAGCACCAGTCCACGTCTTATTCGTGAAGGGCAAGCCGGTCGCAGCAAGCGACACCCCATACAGCCTATCTCTGTACGGCGATCAGACCGCAATACATTAGCAGACTTTCCCATCAACCCAAATCAATCAGGCCGCACAATGAAAGAACACCAAATTCTAATGAACGCCGAAATGGTCCGCGCCGTGCTTAATGGCAGCAAGACGCAGACGCGGCGGGCGATGAAACCACAGCCGACCGAATGCCCTCCCGACTACCCACGACCCGGCCATTGGTGGCCGAGCAATAAATTTCAGACCATGCTTCATGTCGAAGATGAATTGCAAAACAAGGCTGGCGGCTGGAATGGATTAGCAGGTGACGCTTGCCCTTTGGGTGATACAGGCGATCGCCTTTGGGTACGCGAAACATGGGGAGTTATCAGCCATGCATTTGGCGACGATGGCGAAATGATTGACTGGACTCCAGACCGCCCAGCCCTAAAAATCAACCAGCTCAAATTTGGCCGAGGCTATTACACCGGCCACGTTATTTATGCAGCAGATGGCGGCATGGAATGGGCTGGCGATGACGATGGCGACGGCGAGCCACGATCAGCTTGGAAGCCATCCATTCACATGCCACGCGAAGCCAGCCGCATCACTCTAGAAATCACCAATGTGCGTGTCGAGCGCCTGCACGCAATTTCACGCGGCGACTGCATGCAAGAAGGCTGCCCATTCCCAAACATCGCCAACGAAACAGACCCTAGGCAATGGTTTGCCGATCTATGGAAATCAACATACAGCCAGGATAACTGGGACTCAGACCCCTGGGTTTGGGTGATTGAATTCAAGCGAGTAACACCATAATGCGCGACCCAAAACGAAACCCTATACCAGGCGATATTGTCTTGCGCTGGGGCAGCACTCGCACCGTGACCGCCATCGAGAAAAACAGCAACGGCACCACCACCCGCGTGTTCTATGACGGAAACAGCTGCTCAATCGGCGCTTGGCGCGCCTGGACAAAAACCGATGCGACAGTGAAACACGCCGCTGGCCAAGCCGAATGAATGACCACGCACACATGGCACGGGTGTATCTCGCACAAGCCAGACACATCCGCATCAAACAACCACAGCACGCAAAATGGTATTGGACGCTAATGAGCTGGGCTGCAGCAAGGCGAAAAACCTACGCCACCTCACTCAATACCACCCCCGCCAAAGGGCAGCTCACATTAGACTTTTAACAAGCAGAGGATCTATGCGCGACTTATTTGAGGAAGAGATAAGCCAAGCCCAAATCGCCGCCAAACACGCGACCACCTGGGAAACACTCAAGAGCGAAATCAAACAATATCAATACTGGCGGCAGGGCAACCCATTCCAGCAGCACTTGAGCAGACTTGCGTTTTTTAAGATCGAAAAGCTTTTAGAGTCAGTCAGCCTAGCCAACTAAAGATCGAGGGGAATCATGTTTGGCATCACTTGCAAATGCGGCCACACAGGCCCGCACGATAGCTTCACCCAAACCATGATGGGCGACTTACCGCCCCGGCATTACCAATGCCCCGCTTGCGGATCCGCATGGCAGATCGTCAAAGACAAACCCGCCGAGATAACCAAAGACGGGTTTTTCCTGCCGCCAACCCTCAAAGTGATCGGGGCGCAGGCGCAGTTTTAATTGCACAACCCAATACAAACCCAAATATCGCACCTAATTAATGGGCGACAACGAAAATAAATCCAGCACAAAGAAAACCAAAAAACCCAAGCGACTGCAAAGACAAATAGAAACTTTGAAATGCCAGAAAACGCAATAAAGGCCGATGCCCCGCATGCGGCTCCAATCCATTTTTTGCAGCTTTCCGTATCTCCCTGTTTCGCAACCATGCAGGAAGAGGACTCAAAAAAACAGAAAAAATTCTTTCAACTCGAATTTCTGTTTCCAGCTCTACACCATGAAGCCGAGCAGCCTCTAATATCTTTTGCTCTTGCTGATCATGCAAATCCAATCGCCCCTGCATTACAGCATTTAATGCTGAGATTATTTCTGTCCTAACCTTTATTTGCAAAGCATACATTTTCGACAAAAGACCAAAGAAACATGAAACACACAAAAACAATCCGCACCACATAAAGCCGGTTTTCCCAATATATGGAACCAGCTTATCGGAATTAACCACCCAAAAAGACCCAACAGCAGCAGACCCTACCAATAACCATGTAACAAATAAATCCACAGGCTCACTCGATTTAGCGCAGGCCTCATACATGGATTTAATTACATCATCCTCTGTATTTTTACGATTAAGCTCATTCCAAGTTTGCAACGGCTCCAAATCGACACCACCAGACATATCAGCCCCATCGAAAAAAACAGTCAGACATTAATTGTACTCGAAAATAAACCAGTGACCTGTTTCACTCACCCCAACTAAAACCTTTACAACTAGGCGCAATGCGCCTAGTATTCGTTTTGTTGGTGGCACGCAGAAAGCCACTCGACCTGAGGGGCTAGTCGTTGCCACCGAGGAACGAGATGAAACTTTCAGATTTAGCAACCATCAAGACGAATTTTCCAGAGGCTCACTTCTGGCTGATTCGCAGAGGGACAGCAGGCCGATGCGGCGAACCTACCCGAGAGTTCAACCAAGAACACATCGGAATTAAGGTAGAACGAATTGACCTGCTATTACCGGACTATCTCTACTACGTGTTCAAGCATATACACAGCACTGGACACTGGCAGCAGATAGCAACCGGAACCCTCAGCCTGGTGAATATCAGGGTTTCAGACGTTCAACGCATCGAACTGTCGCCAACGTAG